CGGTCACGCCACAGATAAACTGCTGCGTTGCCCACTTCTTGTTAAAAAGTTGGGTGCCTGATACACAGGACTTCTCCGATACACGGAGTCACGGTGTCGTTTACACGACTGCCTTTCCTACTGAGTTGAGTAGGTTGCCTTCTGCGTTACTATAGTCACTAACGCCAATCCATCTGAACGAATTCAGTGGCTCTCTGCTCGACAGAGAGGGGCGTAGTTACTACCACGCGGCGGGTCAGCCCACCAGTAAAGATAACTGATGCGGGGAAGCATGCCACGAGTGAGAACTCGGGGGCCGACAAACCAAGATGAGTCTTGACGACGGTCACACCATCACGGGTGTTAACACGTGCCATCTGAGATTGACTCCCAGCCGACACGTTACGTGTCATCTGACTCGACGACAACTCGAAGAACAGGGCGTAGGTTGTGGACCTACGAGCCCAGGCATCCGAAAGGCGAGTGAACACTTCTTTCGGGTTAAAAGTCCAATCCACGTGACCCGCAGATGGACGGTCCCAGCTAAGATCCAACTCAGCCAACACGCCAGATGCACTGGCGGTAGTGAAGGCAGTGACGAACGCAGGAGCATCACGATAAGACTTAAATAAAAAGTCGAACCTGTCTCGACGTTCGTCATTGTCTCCAAGGACGGGTTTGATGCTCTCCCAAGCATCAGGGATCTCTCCTGAAAGTACGCCTCCCTCTAAGGCGTCAGGATCGACTGCGAGCTCTGCTTGCGCCAGAAGCTCGCATAGGCGTGAAGCTATCACGGTCTTGGTATGCCCGTCAGATGGACGGACGGGCAGCCATGATCTCTTCAAAGGAGCGCCTCCAATTCCGTTACGCTTTACTCCTTCGGCCATCCATACGATAGAACGTACGGTATTCTCATAATCAGAGAATAGAAACCGAGTCCCTAGAGTGGGAACGGAGAACTCGCCAAACTGTGAAATAAACGCAGCGAGCGAGGCGGGAACACGGACGTCACTAGAAGCAACGGGAGCGAAATCACCTTGGGGTAGGCCCATATTCACGTGCGAGTGCACGACCTGCTGGGCCAAACGCAGGAGAGCAGCGACTACGAGATCCTTGGTGAACTCATGGTCGTCTATCTCAGCGTGAGACTTAAACTCTGCATACTTGGCGTTGAACGTAAAACGATCCGGAAAAGTCCGGAGCGAACGTTCGAGAACACGCTCATCGAGTGCAAAGGTCTGGTCCCTAGCCGGTTCACCCGCACCCGTCTGGAAAACGACAGGGTATTTACCGGGTTGCGGTTTGGGAGCTGAGATGCCGGAGGAGAACGCCGATGCCTTGCTGGCACTAGCCGCCTGACCGGGTTGAGAACCAACCGCTGATCGGCGTGCTTGACGTTCAGCCTTACCAGGCTTAGACTTACGTCCAGCCGTGGAGGCGGAGTCGCTGGGGGCGACGGTGGAGGGGAGTTGCGACTGGGTGTCAGCCATGGCCGCAAAGTGAAGGAGGCGGGGGTGTTATATTCTTGGAGGCTTGAAAGGCTTAAATATAACGAGAAACACCAGGTAAACTGGTGAAAAGACGAGTCTTTTGCG